ATTTCCATATCCAGCAATATGACCAAAAAATGAATTACCCGCACCAGTTACATTTGAATACCCTGCTTGCGTTCCGGCATAAGCATTTTGAGTCGCCGTTGTTCCGCTATACCCTGCCTGATAACCTACAGCAGTGTTGTTTGATGCTGTTGTGTTGGAACCTAATGCGCCCACACCAAATGCAGAGTTGAAGTTGCCAAAAGTGTTTGATTGCAAAGCCCCAAGAGCAATGCCGGGGTAATTTCCACCAACAGCTACGTTTGCATTGCCTGTGGTGTTTAGGTTAAGTGCGCTATGACCAACGGCTGTAATGCCTGCGCCGAAAGTATTGCTATACCCCGCCTGATAACCCACAGCAGTATTGTTTGATGCTGTGGTGTTGGAAACTAGCGCCTCTTCTCCAACAGCAGTATTGCTTGATCCAAAGGTGGTGTTATACAAAGCATTTAAACCAACAGCGGTGTTATTGCTACCTGTTGTATTTAAACGAAGTGCGTTGCTACCAACAGCTACCAAGTTTGCGCCTGTGGTGTTGGTGAGTAACGCAGAAAAACCAACAGCAGTGTTGTTTGATGCAGTTGTATTGGCGGCTAATGCTTGATAACCTACAGCAGTACCGTAAGAGGCTGTAGTATTAGCACCAAGTGCTTGATAGCCTAGTCCAGTATTACTAGAGCCAAAGGTATTGTTCACCAATGCGTTTGATCCAACAGAAGTGTTGTTGATACCTGTAGTATTGGATTGCATGGCGCTATTTCCAACAGCAACGTTAGAAGCGCCAGTGGTATTGAAACGCAAAGCCCTATCACCTACGGCTGTGTTTGGCCCACCTGTGGTAGCGGCAAGAGCCAATCGACCAATTGCAACGTTGTTTGAACTGGTAACGTTTGCGCTAAGAGCGCCAGCGCCCACAGCTACGTTTTCTGTTCCTGTTGTGTTTGACTGAAGGGCGGTATAACCAATTGCAACACCATTGATACCAAGGGTGTTTGCTGTAAAAGCACTTGTTCCAATAGCAGTGTTACCCGTTGCGGTAACACTTGCGGCTAAGGCGCTTGTACCAACAGCCGTATTTGAGCCGCCTGTAGTATTTGCAGTCATAGCAAAGCGACCAACGGCTGTATTTTGTTCGCCTGTTGTGTTTACCAATAATGCTTGGTATCCAACAGCAGTGTTGTACCTTGCAATGGTGTTTGCGTTTAACGCTTGATAGCCAATGGCTACGTTTTGATCTCCAGTGGTATTTGCCGCCAAAGCACTTGTACCAAAAGCCGCATTTCCGGAAACAGCACCAGCACCCAAGCCTACGGTGAGTCCTTGTGCAGTGACTGCGCCGGTCAGGGTAGACGTTCCAGTAACGGTCAGGTTTCCGTTGACAGTAAAGTTACCAACAGTAGAAGAACCAACTTCAATGAAGTCAGAGCCGTTCCATGCAACGACAGCACTTGAGCCGTTCGGTATGGTCAGGCCAGTTGTTGGGCCAGCTCCCACGATCTTGACTGCAAAGCCGCCAGTGGTGGAATTGATAATGGTGTAAATCTTGGACTGAGCAGGAGCCGTGATTGTCTTGATGCCTGTCCTTGCACCTGAACACAGCAGGATGGCTTCCCGGGAAGTGTTTGCCGCCCCCGTGGTGGTTGTCAGCGTGACATCTGCGTCAGTGCTTAAAGTTGTCGTACCCGCAATGGCTGAATCAAGCAGCGAGGTGATACTGTTATTTACCGTGTCGCCCCACGTCCCTGACAGTTCTCCGGTGACGGGAAGTGCCAAACCCAAAAGTGATGTGTATGCTGTAGTCATGGTTTACCTCAAGTTACTACTTCTTCCCAATTTGCGGTCTGCTCATCGTCGATGACCGCCCATCCGGGAGTTTGCGGGTTGCTGATATTTTGCCAGTTTGCGGCCTGCGTGTCATCTACATTCGCCCAGCCTGCTGATTGTGTATCAGATATTGTCGCCCAGTTTGCCGTCTGACTATCGTCAATCAGCTTCCAGTACACAGCGACCAATGATCCAACGTATCCCTGCGCCTGATTTCCGGTCAGGCCAAATGTTCTTGGTGCAGCCACCGATCCAACAGACCCAGTGGAAACGTTACCAGTCAGTGCAATTACCAGTTCAAGGCCAAGAGTTCCAATCTCTCCAATTGCTGTATCCGGCAGCAGCGGAACAATAACTTGGCCCAAAGCTCCAACAGCTTCAACACCCGTCAAGTTCTCTGCATTGGAAACAGCAACTGAGCCAACTGAGCCGCTGGAAGCGTTACCAGACAAATCAAACGCAGCATCTCTGGTCAGAACCCCAACTGCCCCAGAAGCCGCTACCCCTGCCAAAGCAACTGTGTTGGACAGAGTAAACGCACCAACTGAGCCAGTCGCCGTGTCCCCAGACAGATCGGCACTCTTACTGGCAGAAACCGATCCAACAGCACCGGTGGCTGCTACGCCAGTAAGAGCAAGCGTCAGTGTGGCTGTGACCGTTCCAACCGAACCAACTGCTACATCCCCTGTCTCTGCTGAAGACTGGCTTGGAGCCAAGGAGCCAACAGAACCAGTGGCTGACTTTCCAGTCAGAGCAATGGAGATAACGGGCGTGACCGTTCCCACGGCCCCGGTTGCTACATCTCCTGTTGTGTCAAGAGTGCCACCCCAGCCGTTTGCGCCCCAAGTACTGTCGCCCCAGCCCAGTGACATTTTTTACCTTTAGGTGGTTGCGATACGCAGCAAGCCAGTGGTTGTGGAGTTTGTAGGCATCGTCAGTGTGAACGTGCCAGCAGTGATCGTCTGGTCGCCAAACGTGTAAACAGCCACGGCCTTATTGCTTTGAGTTGAGTTGTAGATCAACACCGCATTGAAAGCCGTTGTGACTGTCAACGCAGTCCAAGAGAAACTTGCCGTTGGAGTCCAGTACGCCACGCCAGCAGTCGATGAGCTGTTAGTGGCAATAGGAGCCGTTCCGTTGGTAACTGTTACACCGCCAGCCGTGTAGCCAGTACCAGAAGTGTTTGTGACTTCGCCAGTGGTGCTGTATGCAGTTGTGGCGGCATTGACCGTTGCCGAAGTAAAGTACAAAGCGGCTTTAAACGTGTCAGCAGTGGTAGCTGCACGAATAGGCGCAGTGCCAAAGTTATGAGTTCCCGTCAGAATTTCTCCCATGAAGGAGGTACACATTGATGCGGTATTTGCCATGACAGCCCCTTAAAAAGTTCCAGTTTCACCACCAGCAGGCGGCATTTTCTTCAGCGTCACATGCACAGATCGGTGGACAAGCTCACCTTCCAACCAGTATTCAGTCCATGTGGTCATCTCATTATCGTTGTCCACGGTACCCTCACGCTTCTCCAGCAGAGAGTCATCCATGTCACCTTTGGTTGTGGTTACCAGCATGTTTTCCCCTTAAATGATCCGTATGACAGAAGTTTCTGGATTATCCGCTGGCAACTGGATCATGAACCCCTGATTGGCCATTGTTTGATCCGTACCAAAGTTGAATACCCCAATGGACTTGTTCCCCTTGGTGTAGTTGTATATCAACGCCCCACGGGTTGTAAAGTTTGCGCCCGGCCATGTGGGATCATCAAAAGTGGCATATCCCGTCCCATTGCCCTGCTGGACGACCACATTCAACAGTACTTGCCCGCCCGCCGTGTAACCAGTTCCTGATACCTCGTTGGTAACTGAATACACAGCCGTGTCTGGGCCAAGGCTGGCCGATGAGGTGTACAGCGCAACCTTAATTACATCATTGACAAGGTCGTGCACGCCCAAGAGGACTTGCTCTTTGAAACTGGTGGTAAGGCCTGCTGTAATCATCACATCACCGCATTCTTGACTTGGCCATCACGATAAGTATCCATGCGCTGCTTGCCATCGCCCAGATTCTTGATAAGCGCCAGTGCTTCTTTGTACTTGGTGTCGTACAGCACCATCATGTCCTGCTCGCCCTTCATAAAGGTATATGCCTCAACCAGTGAGCCATACAGCAACACGGAATCAAAGTTGTCACCCAGCCATGAAGTGCCCGCAGTCACAATCGACACGGGGTAGTAATAGTAGTGCAACTCCACGGTGTAGGTTTGATCAGGGGTAGGGCCCATGATGAAAGACAACTCCGTAACGTTGGTGCTTTGTGGCCCAAAAATGGCGTAATATTTTGGTAAATCGGTGGCGGATGGGTTGGAATACACCTCACGGATGAAGTTCACGTCCTTGTCCAACAAGTAAGTATATGTCTCGTTTGCCGTCCCGTAATTTTCAATCACTGCCAAAGAGTAGACCGACAAGAAATCATCCGGAGCAGACAAGTATTTGTTTCCGGAAGAGATTGTTCCCAATTGATTCTTGCGCAAGTTGGCCAACTGAACTGTGTTGTACACCCGCTGCTCTGCTTGCTTTACAAAAGTGGCAAGCTCCGTCTCCGTGAACGTGTTCTCGGTGTAGTCAGCAATCGCAATGATAAGTTCGGCGTAAGTCATGTGATCCGCGTGGTTACAGGTGACAGCACACCGGCTGCCACCAATTGCTTGGAGTAGGGCATCGGCTGCATGCCAATGCTCGCAAATGAAGAGTCCGCCGTCAAGCCCACATAAACCGTGACATACAGCCTTGATTCTGGTCGAGGCTGATACAGGGCTTGGGGTTCCGTGATGTTGCGCTTTGGCTCCAACTGCGGATGCTTTGGCTCGTAGCACTCCTCACAGACCTTAAAACCTTTCCAGTCCTTGATCAATGCAAGCAGCTTGTACCGTTGACCGCACTGATCACACAGTGCAATCGCAAATTTGCCGGAAGCGTAGCCCGCGCCCATGATTACCTACCCGAATAGGTTGGTGTCAGGAACACGCTGGCTGTGTCACGATCTTCCGCCGCTGCCCGGGCAAATTCTTCTTCGTACAACTGTTTCAGGATAATCAGTCGGTCCGGAGCTTTCTTTACCGCCAAATGAAACGCCAAAGCAGCTACCAAGGCCGGTAAGAAGCGGAAAACGATGTCGGCAGTGTTGGTGTAGGCACCGGTATTTTCAATGCGTCTGATGGCGTAATACACAAACGTCCAAGTCTGTGTATCGTCAGGAGAGGGGTACAGGTACACCGTGGTGGGAACAGCGCGTTGTACATAGTACTGAGCGGGTCTGGATTGGGTGTTCTTGTTTGGGATATGCAGCCATTCAGCGCGGCTGATCCGATCAATGGTGATGTCCTGCTGGGTGGATTCACCAGCATTGGTACGAATCACGGCTGACAATGCATTGACGGTGTCGTCCGGCAAGTTGTATTCATACACCCCGGCAGTCAGCACTTGCTGGCGCTGCTCAATCGTCCAAAGATTCAATCCGCGATTGGCCCACTCAGCAAAAATAATATTTAACGACCGAAGGGCCGTTTTCATGTCGTAGCCAGCCCTGACCTCTATGCCGCAGCGTTCATACGCCTCAGCAATTAGATCATCAAACTGAAGATCAAAGTTGGCTACGCCTGAAGTGGTCATGGATTAGCAAATTTTGGCTGTACGGGCACGCGCAGCGCCTACGCCGCGCACCTGAACACGACCACCTTCAGAATATCCGCGTTGAGCAATACCCTGACCGCGCACCGCGCCGCCTTTTTTGTAGCCCATCTGGTCTTTATCCATCATCATGTCTTTCTTAGAGCCCTCTTTCACGCCCTTTTTCTCAACATCTTTGCCGGACATTTCAAATTTTTTCATCATAGGAGACATTTTTGCCATGGTATCACCACCTTTTTGAAACTTCTTGCCTTTACTGGCTTCACTGAAATCCATCGCCACGGACTGTGGGATGCCTACTTTTTTTGCAAATGCTGGATTATGCGCTGCCGCATCCATCAATCGTTTTTGCTTAAGAGATTTTGCTGGCATTATCAACCTTTGGCTTGAATAAGTTGATCAATTTTTGCCTCAAGGCGGTTAAAGCGTTGGTCAATGTAATCAG